TTATAGAACTTGACTTCTTCTCTGGTAATTTCTACGGAACGGCCCATATTAAATCCAGTTTGATCTGACATCAAACGACTAAGAGGAACGTTCAATGAAGCATACAACTTCTTCTTAAAGTATTCTACGTCTTCAATTTGAGACATGGCGTTACCACCGGGAAGAGTGGTAATCTGTGTGCCATTAGAACCTTCACGGCGAGGAATCCAGTAATCTTCCAATACGGAAAGATGGTTTCTTTCATCGCGCACTTCGCCAGTAGTCTGATTGTAGATCAAGCGTGTGCGGAAACGGCTCATCATGTCACGAACGTACTGTTCAGCCTTTTGCTTAGGAAGCTGTCCTACGTCAACGTAGAAGACTCTTCGTTCGGGTGCACGAGCAACACGGTAAACTAGAAGAGAATCTTCTAGTTGTCTCAACATGTTCAATGGTCTGATTGCTTTGTGCAGATAGCCTAGAACTCTCTTTGTATTGAGATCAACAACGCCAGATGGAACATAAACTATACTGTCTGGAGACAGATGCAGACCACCCGGTCCAGTCAACATATATGTTTCTTTATCGGTATTGGTATAAAGATAATATTCTTCAATTTTTTTGATTACACCAACTTGAGTATTTCCGACTCGTTCTTGTTGTTTTTCAACTTTACGAATCTTTTTTATCTTTAAAGGATCAAGAGGAATAATTTCCTCAATTCCATTCATTGGTTGATCTTTATCAATTGCAATATTATAAAATATACGAGAATCGATATACCATCTTCTGAAAATTTCATATGACTTTCCATTGAAATCCATTAAATGGATGATTTTTTCAAATTCTTTGTAAATCTTTAATTTAATTGGCTCGGCAATTGGAACACTAATAAGATCCAATTTTACTGGTTTGCGGTCTGTGCCCGGCACAATTGATGCATTGACAATTTCATCAATAGCATTATCTACCTCTGGATAGATAGACATATTACGATATTGAATGATAGATGCACCTTCATCACGAAGGTTGGCAGCATAGTCCAAAGCGGTTCCAAAAAATCCACCAGCCTCAACTGTAACAGTTCCATCAAAAATTTCAGGAGCAGCGATATTTTGCGCTACAATCTCACTTTTTTTCTGTGGTTCGTCCTTTGTTCTACCAAACTGGAATCCAAAAATATCTATTTCCATCAATAATTCCTTTTTATAATCTGTCTCTTTGTGTTATGCCATCAATCGAAATTGTATCATAAACAAAGACTACGTTAAAAGTATTTAACACATTTGGGCGAGCCATGCTAAAAGACATCTCATTTATTGTTCTGGGCCACAATCCATTTAAACGGAAACGCTTTAAAACATTTTCATTCAATCCAAGATGTTCAATATACCAGTTAACTTTATAGTTTGGGGTAACTGAATATCTTGTTGTATTGTTAACGTGATTGTTTATATAATTATGCCACTGATGAAATTTTTTCCACAGATCACCACTATCCGTGTCATCTACTATGGACACAGACCATGTAGAATACAGTTTTTCTCCGGGATAGTTTAATTTTCTACCAAAATAGTCGTATGAAACTGTGCTTGTCTGCAGGGTAGGTATAAGGGTTGATCTAATATGAAATGGAATTGCAGTTCCAGCATTATTAGAATTGCCTGCAGTAGAAGCGGTGCCAGCACCAGAAGGAAAACTTCCTGTCACCAAAAATCTATTTTGGCGGGTACCACCTTTAAAGTTATCTTTAAATTCATTTAGTGATGCCATGGTCAGATTCCAGTAAGTATGTCTATATAATCAAATGTTAATGTCACATCAAAGGTAACAAATTCAGATGAGCCTAAGTCAAAATTAATTCCACCAACTTCACTTGGCCAACATCTATTTAATTTAATTTTTCTTAATACTTCACCATTTGGTTTCAATTGTTCTATAAAAAAAGTAGTTTGTAAATTGGAATAAGAATAATTGTTACCTTCTACTTTATGTGTAAGATGACCATCCAATTTTTCTTTCCAACTATTAAATGCTTTCCATAAAGCACTGTCATTATCATCATAAATTCTAACTGGCCATACTGAATATTGACGGTCTCCGGCAAAATACGCCATTCTTCCTCTGTATGGAACACCTATAACACCAACATCTGCTTTTGGTAATGATCCAGATGATATAAGAAATGAACTAGTAGTATTATTATTCCCAACATTTACTGTACTGGGAAAATTAGGAATAACACGAAAACGGTTTGCTCTAGTACCGCCCTTAAACCCAGCTTTAAATTGGTTTAATGAGTTATATGATGCCATATTATTGGTTTAGAGTTATATTGAGTGTAAACGAGGTTGTTCCAATCAATGGAGTTACATTTACAAAGATTGTAAGTGTTGATACGTTATCATTGTTGTTGGTAGAATCACAAATAACTTGAGTTTTTGTAGTATCCAAATACGTAGTATATTGCAACAAATAATTTGTTATTTCGCCAGTAACTAGATTTCTGGTTGTTGGGTTATTCAACTCATAGAGATATTTGAGACCAATGTTTGTAATATCTCTTTTCATTTTGGCCTTCATTTGAGCTGGGCCAATTCTTTCATCAACTATTGGATTAGATGTTGAAGCAGTTGCTCCAACTAAATCAGCACCAAGAAATTTGGTTGTATAATTTAAGAAATAGTTTACACGAGCATTTTTAAGAAGATTTTTAAGATCAGTATCAGCAAAGTTTACTGTGGTTGTTACGTCTCCATTTAAAATGAAGCCTCTAGCCGATCCTGCAATAGTTAAATAAAGTTCATTTCTAGCATTAACGCGTGTAAACATACCAGCAACATCAGCACTAAGATTATTAACATAAGTCAATACACCGGAAGTATAAAGCGATGGAAGTGGGAGATTTGTTACTGTTTTTTGACCATACACAGAAAATACACGATCAGCTACAGTTGCGCCTTCGACAAATGATGTTCCATTAAAAACAAAATTTGTTAAAGTTGTTCCTGCACCATCATTTAGACTAGGAAACACACCTATAGTATATGGTGCTTCCCCTTCAAGCCATCTTTGGGCGCCAGAAAAACCTAAACCAGTTGCACCCATAATTAAATCAAAATCTGTATTATATGCAGTTTTCCAGTCCAAAAAACCTTTTGTAGTTCCCGCAATAACAAGGTTACCACCGTACGAAAGATAATCTAATGCATATAAAAATTCTCTTCCGGCACCAGTAACTCCAAGATTACTGGTTCCATCAGTATTAGTTGTCCCATCATAGATAAAGAATCCAAAACTGTTTCCTGTAGTTGTTGTAGGATTTATCAATACACCAGTTGCACCCGATATTGTTGAAGAGCCATTTAATTTGTTTAAATCATTAACAAGTGCCGATGGCGAAGTATAGTACACATAGGTGTCTGCAGTTGTACCCGCTGCTGGCGATGACTTAATTGCTCTGGCATAAATTAGCCAACCAAATAAATTTCCGGGATTGTTGGAGGCTCCAACAGAACTAAATGTTGGAGCTACATAGGTCAAACCTATCAAATAGCCGCAATCCATCTTAAATGCATCAGACGCTGTTTCAGTTCGAAATTGATTAGTGCTAGTAAAAGAACTAAGAGTTGGCATGATTGTCCTTTTTTATCACTAATATTTAGTAATTTTTTATATCTTCTTCCAGACGACATTTCCATCAGAAAATTCATCATCTTCCATAGATTCTTCGCTTAACATGAATAAAGTATTGTCATCTTCTGGCTTTTTGGCTTCTTCATAATTAAATTTTGCGCTTTCAATCAAATCTGCAAAGTATTCTTGTCTCGTCAACCAAGCAAAGAATATCAAAGTCATTACTAGATCGTCATTATGCCCTTCTTCTGCCTTGAATGTATTTGACTTCGAAACAAATGTTACCAATTCCGTCAAAATTCTTTCATCGTTGATTAAAATTTTGTCTTCTTCAACTAACCTTTTAAATATAGCACACCCCAATTTTTTGGTTTGGGCAGTTGTTCTTAATCCCATTTCGCTTCTTCCGCCAGCAAATCCTTGAGATAACATCTGCCCTTTGCGACCCATTATTTTAGTCATAAGGACATTTTCATATTCCAAATCATTGTAAAGAATAGAAGAAACCTGTCCACCTATATCATTTGTTTCTACCAAGACATAGGCATTATTATATCGTTCTCCAACTTTTTTAATTACATTTGGAAAATTAAAAGGACTTACTGCATTATTTCGATATGATGCAACTACCTTATATGGAGCCGAAGTACCATTTATTACGGTGAAGGCTGAATAGTCTGAACCTTGTCCTCTGGAGACATCGGCTTGTAAAAAGTAAATTTCATCTTTTTTAGGAAGTTCAAATATTCTAAGTCCATCAGAATCTTCTTGCAAGAACTCCTCGGGTGCCAGAACGTTTAGTTTTGAGGTAGCAATCAGCGTGTTGGACGAGCCCAAGAAACTACAGCCATATTCCTGTTCGAACTGCTCAGGGCTTGTATTGGCAATCTGTTCCGCTGCCCAAACATCGTCTCTTTTTCTTCCACCCGAGGTAATTGGTACATCTCTCCAACTAACTTCTATGGGAATAAATTTATTCTTTAGTTTATGTCCCTCTGCTCTATTGGCATCAACCCAAAGTTTATGAAAGTGATTCATTCCATTAGGGGTAGAAACTATTACAAGCTTGGTGGTGGTACCTGCTGAAATGGTGGGATAGGTAGATGCATAGAATTCTTCTGCTACGTGAGATGGCAAGAAGGCATATTCGTCCAAAAGAAGAAAGTTAAATGAACCACCGCGGATTGCGCCGGAAGAGGTAGCATCACATACTACTCTGGAACCATTTTCCAATTTTAAAGATGTCTTATTCCATTCCACTACACCTTGTTGTAGGAATTGTGGTAAATTTTCATAAGCTAATTGTAATTTAGAATACAATTCATCTTTGGCCGTCTTTAGTCTGTTTGCCAGAATTGCCACGCTTACACTTTGGTTAAAGGTAATATAATGACAGATATAACCAATTACCGAGGTAGACTTACCAGACTGACGAGGCCATTTTGAAATAACAAATCTATTTTTATGAATATAATCAACAAACTTTTGTTGATAGTCATACAGTTCAAAGGGCATAATGCCTTTGTCAAGAGTCTTTACTTTGATGTATTTGTTACAAAAGTATACAGGATCATTTGCGCATTTAATGTATTCGTCTAATTGTTCTTTTGTATACTGGAGCTCAATGCCCGGTGGTTTGAGTTTTGGATTATTTCTATATCCCTGATTATTCTTGTTGAGACTCATTCTTTATTGCCTCTATATCAATCACATTTTTTTCTGTACTTCTATCTTTATTTAACAGGTTCTGCAAATCCTTTGTCGAACCAACAAATACAGAATTATTTGTTTGCTTTATTTCAGTCTTACTATTTGTAGTTTCTTTAGCTTTTTTGTGCACATCCAATACATTGTTGTTTAAATCTGCCATTGTCTTTAAAAGAATAGCAACCACTTCAAATGCTCTGGGTGCATCAGATTCAGTAGCAACTTTTAATGCAGCCTCCAAAGCAATATTTCCGCTACCAATCAAATCTTTTAGATTTGATTGTACTAGTGTATAATCTTTTTGAAAATTATTTGCATCATATGTACCGCCCATAATTTCTTTTGATTTGGAATCTGGGTGTACTGGGACATTAAAAAATTGAGCTAATTGTTTATTCATGAGTCAAATCCAAATGCAAGTCCAGCTGTTAGGCCAGAAACAGAAACTGCATTGATAGTAGTTCCAGATTGAACTTTTCCATATATATAACTTTTTGCTACAAAATTAAATGAAGAAATATTGACCCGACGATTAGAAAAATCTCCATCATATCTTTCAGTAATACTATTAGATACCATGGTAATGGGTATATTTATGCCAGGCTTTGCTTCATTTAAATCCATTGTTATTACATGCTGTGGATTAAAATAAGGCATAATCTGTTCAACAATTTGCAAAGTATCATCAATATGTCTTGTGTAAATAAATAATGAAAATCCAATGTTAACTGGAACCTCTTCGGTTATAACCATAGGAGATTCTGAGCAATTTGATGTAGTTCTTGTTAAAGATGGAGTATTAATATTCCGTCTTCTGCTTGGATCTGGCTGAATATTTGTCATTATATAACTCAATTTTGGTAATTGAGTTTCAATTCTTGTCGTGTTATCAATTGAAGACGGCTCTAGTAATCTTCTTATAAATTTTTCTTGTGGTGCGTAAGTTATTGGAACTAAAATTTGAGTATTTACCTCATCATTTTGATTTGGGTGCTCAACATAAATGTTGCTGAACAAAGAACCAAAACCAACTACAAGTTTTCTTAAACTTTTATTGTAAAAATATTGATTTGGAAACATATTATACCTTATCCATTAAATATTTCAAAAGGGTCATTACTATCAAAAGTATAGCCAGCCGCTTCATTATTTAATATACTCCCAACTCCTGCTGTTGTGCCCAGACCATTATTCAGAGGAGTTGTAAATGGATTTATTTTATTATATGCTGCTCCGGCAGTTCCACCTTCGATGCGATAATCGAGATCGGATTCTTCAATAATAAACGAACCAGTTATGCCGTTTAAAGTTAAAATATTTCCATCAACAGATTCAACTATAGCTTCACCCAAAATAGTTGTACCGAAAAATGCAGTATTAAATTCAGCATTAGTTAACAATTGACTTTGATCAGAAGTACTAATAAGAGGTCCATTGACATTAGGGCTAGATGTCACAATTTCATTGGAATCATAACACGCCCCAGCTACTGGCAACACATATGGAGGAGGATTGCCTCCACTAACATCTATATCAATTTGTTGTATTAATTGTTGACCAGATTGAGTTAAATAAGTGTTTATTGCATCTATACAAGAACCATCTAGACCATTATTTATTGAAGCTGACGCTGTAGATCCTAAATTTTGAAATACAGCACCGTTACCAACAAAATAATCACTATTATGAAAATCTAATACGCCCAAATACATAGTTGGTTGTAAAGTAAAGCCTAAACCAGCATCATATTTTGCATGAGCAGTATGCCCTTTTCCAGTTATAAACCAATGAGTGCCGCTATCTCCAATATGTATATTATATGCACAATTTAAAGGTTCATAAGAATGAGGCGCACTTAAAACATAATTCATAGATTCTTTAGTCACCCCAAAACTTAAATATGTTATACCTGGGCAGGATCTATAACTAATTGCTCTATCTTGACCGTCAAGAGCCCATATTCTTTTACCAATTTGTCTTTGTACCTCATAAGTACCAGATGTAATTCCAGAAGTAATACCAGAAAGAACAACAGCTTGTGGGTCTATGCATTTTGACCCAGTATATGTATCAAATTTTGGCCATTTATTATAAATTGCAATATTATTAACATCATCATCTGTAAGTTCTTGGTCTAATTCATATAAAAATAAATCCGGATATATAGACAAAGAACTTTTTACTAATGCTTTTTTTGGTGTTGCATTTCTTGTAATTATTTGTCCGTCTCGTCTCATCCATTTTATATTATATTGAGGATTTCCACCAGACCAATGGTATGATGTTAAACAATGTTTTTTAGATATTAAAACATTTGTATACCAACCATTATTATATAAATTAATATCTGTACTGTTTGGATTTCTTATTAAATATTCTCCAGACATTGCTCCAAATAATTGTAAATGTGTTGGTGGATAATTCCAATTAAGCCAGTGTGTTCCGAGTCTTCTGGCTCTCAATGAGATTCCACTAAAATCTGGAGGAGCAAAATAATCATATTGTCTTAATATACCATTGTCACCGTATCCAAAAGACCAACATCCGGTATTTCCAGAAGTTCCTCCAGAACCAAGACCATATGCAGAAGTATTATAAAAAGAACCATTTCTTCCGATTGGCCACCTTTCTCCTTGTGGTAGAGAACCTCCCGGTTTATCCCAAGGAATAAATAAATTTCCTGGTGTCAAACCAATAGAATTATCGTATTTATAAACATCATGTCTAGATGAAACATAACCAGAATCAAATTGAATCCAAGTAGTTAAACCATTTGATGATGCTGGTATACCATAAACTAAAGGATGTGAGCCCTCATATAGAACAGGAAGATCATAAGAACCATCACTCATTAGATTTGCAAATAAAATTTTCTTTTCATAACTATAAGAATTAAATTCACTAAAATAACTTTTTATATTATAATGATACCACATCAATTTACCAGTATGAAAAGCAATTGAGGAGTATTTACCGCATCTAATATCTCTTACTGAATCTGAAATATTCACTGGCCACGACTGGCAACGGAATGCAGCATAATAAGTAATTCCATAGGGTTTAGCATTTAAATCTGATACACCCGGTGAATCTGGAAAAGACAATTGTTTATATGTGTTGCCACCCCACCCGGTAACAGTTCCATCTTTTTTCATTAAAATAGTATGATCTAGACCACCTGCAATTCTATACCCACCAGTACCAACAGAAGCAGGGACAGAACATTGTCCGCTAGCAGTTAATCCCCAACAATATACAGTTCCATCTGTTTTGATGGCCATACTATGATAATGACCTGCTGCAATATAAGTTATTCCTGTCAATCCAACTGGAACATTACATTGATTGTAACTATTATTTCCCCAACACACTACACCACCAGTAACAGTTAATGCAATACTATGACAAAAACCAGATGCAATTTGAATTGCTGCAGTACCTATAGAAGAAGGAATAGATGCAGAGGTTGTGCCCCACTGAACTAAAGTGCTTCCTTTTGATGCTGTATAATAGAGAGCTAAAGAATCTGCATTACCTGCTGTTATTTGTTTTAAATTAATGGTGCTTGTAGCATTTGCAGGTATATCGCATTGTCCATGCAAATTATTTCCCCATGCATGTAAGGTATTTCCATATCCCATCATAAAATGATAAGTACCAGCTGCCAATAAATCATAATTTATTGATAACGTTAATCCTTTTTCCCATAAATTTTTATTAAAAGGATTTATTTGTTGGGCATATAATGATTGATTATAGCCTGTATAATATTGTTCTATGAACGATGGCATTTTTTTTCCACCAGTCATACCAGATTTATTAATAAAAATAATAACTTTTCCTGGGCCAGTTCTTCCAGGTAATGGAAGATTAAAATCTCCATTATAACCCATATCTACAATATAACTTTGAGCAGTTCCACGCACATCTCCTTGTCTTGTTCCTATTCCAAATCCACTATCATTTCCCATAACAAAATTTTCAATATTAAATGTAGACCAGTTTGGACTCTGCTGAGGTTCTAAACAAGCATTATTGAATGGTGCCAAACCAAGTGTTTGCCAAAATCCTTCACCTGAATACCAAGATCCCATACTTGAAAAATTTGGATGATCGGCATATGTGTTGCCATATAAACCCCAACACAATAAATGTGCAGCAGGACCAAGTGTAGTGCCAGTAGGTGAATGACTTATAGGTGTTGTTGATGATCTTTTTTGAGTTTTATAAAAAACAGCCATTTTTGTTCCTTAATTAATAATTTACTGTTGTGAATACAAGAATCTTCTTAATATAACTGAATCACCAACTCTAAATTGACCAGATCCTTCAGAAACAATATATTGATTTTCCAATTTTGTTTCTGTATATACATCATCAATTTCTTTAACATTGGTATCTATCTTTTCATAACTGTATGTGAAGAGTTCAGCAGTTATAAAATAAGAATACAATCTTCCTAGAGGATAGAATGGATTTTCATGTTCTACAAAGTTTATTTCAAACAAAGATTTTGATGGTGGAAAATAAATTAAATCGCCTTCACGGGGTCTTGTAATTGAAGATTTGTTATCTGTGACTTCTTGTTTAAATCTTTTTCTTGCAAAAACTAAATTTACTTTATCTTTAATTTCTAGTCCAAACTGAGTTATGACATCGGTGCCTTCGAATCCCTTGTAGCTTTGTAAATACATTTCTAAACGAAAAACTTCATCAAAATATGATCCTGGATCTTCACCAAATATTCTATCTATTGATAGATATTCTCTTGGTATATAAATGCATTCGATACCAGTTGCTTGAATTATCTCAATGGTAATTCCTTCAACTAAATCTTGTTCGCCTTGATATTTTGAAAAATATGGATTAATAGCCATTTTAACCTATTAGTGGATCTGGTGGTAGTTCTTGTGTCTTTACGAGCTGTTGTTCTATGGCATTGAGTTCGGCCATGGCTTCTGTCATCATTGCGGGTGCATTTAACTGTGCTCCACCGGGCAAAGGAACTCCTGCAAACTTTAACAAATTTTGAGCCCATTGTTTTTTCAATAATGCAGTATAATATCTTTTGAAAACTCTATCATTCCAAACTTTATTATATTGACTGGTATCAATTTGAACATAGGCTTCCACCATCAAAAATGCTCCTGCGGGAAGTTTACTATGTTCTGTATCCAAGAAAAGCCTATCGGTTGTTCTTGTGTATGTAAATGATGTGGGATAGTTAAATACATCGTTAACTAGTTTGATATAACTCATACCTTCCATGTATGCAGCCATTGGTCCTTGTGGGGCACCAGATTGATTAAAATACAATCCGAAGAAATCAAACAAAGTCATTTGGTACCGTAAATCAAACATATAATCACCAACAATATCACTTGGTGCATATACTTTTGTAATCGTACGAATATCTGTTGCTATGGGCCAGTAACCGGTATTACCATCTTCATCTGTTTTGATCTGTGCACCAAGAGCTGGTCCAAATTGAGTTGTATCAAAATACCGATTATGCCTGTCGGCTTCTGTTATTCTATATGCAAATAAAGCACGTTGATTAAAATCAAAATGCCTTTCATACATATATTCCAGTGCTTCGTCAAGACGATCTTCAGCTTGAGTGGGGTCTATGTTTACCTGAATAACAGGAGCACCAAGGGATCTATAGCAATAGTCTATAAAATTTTGACGGGTTGTGATGGCCATGAAAATATTTATGTATTTTTCATAATGTTATTCAGTTTTTCAAATAAACGCTGATTCTCTTCACTATTATTTACGGTCAATTGTATCAACTGAACGGATGCTGGATCCAAATTTTCAATAGAATGTTTTCTATTTCCATCTTCTTTATCATAGAAACTTGGATCATAATTACTAAATCCTGGCATTTTTAATGGGCAATCGATTTTAGGATAATCAAGTTTACAATATTCGCCCGGATTTCTTATTAGCCATGTATGCTTATGGTCCCCACAGCCACATTTTCCACAATAATAATGATTGGAATCTTTGCTTTTCTTTAAGAATTTACAAGGTGGTATAGTACCATTTCCATAGCAAGAAATGTATCTTAGTTGTTTTGTAGGCAGATCAATTTTATAGTTATTAAATCCACGCGATGCAATCGCCATGGCAAACGAAACAATCTTTTTTAACATTATGGAGCCTCATATATAATTACCATTCCAGCTGGTATAACACTTCTTTCTAAGAAAGCTTTATGGTTATCTGAAACATTTGCAATAATTTTTATTACTGTATTGCTGAAACTTATAACCTGAGTTGTTTCATAGTCATATCCCATAAGGGTAGTCAATAAATAGTGAATTCCATCAGGAGTTCCCTTTTTTCCGAAGTATTGATAATCTACTTGTATCGAAAATTTTGGAATATTTGGAAGAATATCTGACAATTCATCAGATGAGAAATCTTCTCCTGGGAAATATAATTCAGCCAATCCCTGTAGCAATTCAGTTGGCATGAATACTGGACTTCTCAATACTTCCCATGGAATATATGCACCATAGCCATATTTCATGCTGTACAGCCAACGAAGATATTGTTTGACAATAGGAACAATTGTTACATTAGAAGTATTGCTTTGATATTCCTGAATTATCCACTCTGGAAACAATGATTCAACTGTTAGATTATCACCAATAAATTTGTCTTTTCCAACATTGTAAAGTTCAGACCCATATTGCTTCAATGCTTTTTCAAAAAGTAGTTCAACTTTTTGAGCAATACTTACGGGTAATCTGTTAAAGAACAGAGGAATCATAGTCCGTATACCACCTGTATTCCAGCTATGACTTTGGCTTCCAGGTATTCCATTAAAGCTGCTTGGCTTCCAGTAGAAAGGTCAGTAACATAAACATTAACAGATCCGGGAATGTCACCATTTCTTACATATACCATATCTGGATCAGATGTTCCAGAGATACCAGAACCAACTATAGCATTAGTAAAATCTTTGAGAGTTACACATCGGTCATAGTTTAATTCAAAAAGTAGTTTTGCTTTGGCAGTATCAATAGAAATTGTGTTGTATCCACCACCGGGAGTACCAATAAGATCAAAATTATTATTTGGGTCAGCTAATACAGCGTTATTTCCACTTGTTCCATTTGCAGTAACTGCACGAACTATAACGGACTTAGAAGTAGGAACGGTATTTGCATTTGCAAAATTATTAGTAACTAGATAACCATTAGCAGAATTTGTAACAGTAAAATAATTGTTGTCTGTATTGGTAGTCATATTACCTTTACTGACTCGTGTCCATTTTACTTTTTCAGCTTTATTTAAAGAATCTGGAATAACATAAAAAGAGATGGTATCGGGGTCAATGTTATATGGTAAAAGTATTGACTGACTTGTAAAGTCATAATTGCTAAATGTTTGCACATTTGAGCCAGCATATAGATACATTTCCTGTGCACTTGTTAAACCCCCAAAAGGTGTTCCATTTATAACAAAGAAATTTACATTACTTCCATCTGTCGCTGTAGCTGCATAAGATTGATAATCTTCAAGATATGCACGTGTAGAAACCTTTACGGCTGCAGATTTTACAAGCGGAACAACAATTGAATGATTAGAGGCAATTGATATTACAGATTCTAATAATGTTGCTGTTGATAAAAATGATTCGGTAAATCCAAATTGTGAATATACACCATTATATGCTGTGGCAGTTGATAGAATATTAATTAAAAGATTAGCAGTACTAGCTTGGTTTCTAAAATCAATATCGGTCAAACCGGGCTGTATTTCTAAAAAAGAAATCAATGAATTTTTGATATCTTCAAAATCCAAAGAGGCTACATTTAAAGTTTTTAAATTGTATGTCATGATAATGGTATCTCTATCTGGCAGAATGATTTATTTTGACTAGTCAAAGATATTTCTGTAGAAAATTGAATATCAAAGATTATTACTGTATCCGAATAATAATTCACAGTAACCGATACATCAAATATTTTTCTTATTGAAGATTTGATTACTGACCGCAAAGTACTGGTAATAATTTGTCTATTGACGGCAACATCATAAGTATAATCTTTAATATTTGCTCCAAAACTCATGTTTGAAACATTTTCACCTTTATTTGTTTTCAATACGTTTTCAATTTGTTGAACTATAGAATTTGTACCACTTACAAATGCCAAATCTTTTTTGGAATTTGCAGTTGATACTTTTTCTAATAATATTGAAAAATCTTTGGTTTTCATTCTAATTTATTTATACATTATGACCAGATCTGCCCACCATTTGGGGTAAATGGATCATTAAAGTTACCAGGATTATTAGGTATATCCAGTTGTTCATTCCATGGCGGTACTGTATTTTGATTATTCTGTGAACCACCACTAGAATTTATTGGAGCAGAAGTTGATGGTAATATATCAGATAGAGTTAAAATGGTTTCATGAGTACCGGAATTAGTAAAAACATGTTTTACACCAAGCACCCAATAAATACCATTTATTACTGATCCACCTGAAAAATATGGATAACCACTTATATTGTTTGCTAAAATTTCTACAAAGTTGCCAACTTTTATTGAATAGTCACCAGCAATATTAATTGTTAGTTTTCTGGCATACTTTAAAGCATCCAAAAACTCTTTTCTTTTAACGGGAGTAGCTTTTGGAGTATTCCAAAAAGTAGCAACATTTAATCTAAGTTTTAAATATGCTTCAAACTTAGGTCCAAGATCAGGGCAACTACAGTTATATGGAGCTTCAGGTACTCCCCAAAGACAACCAAAAAAGTCTTTTCCTAATCTAGTATTATTACTTATTTCTTTGCATTCATTTGAAGCTGTGCCAAGGTATATGTCTAATGGATATGTAAGACCTTCTGTACCATAAGTAACACCAGGAAATGACCACAGTGAAGTAGAATTAGTAATACCTACAGCAGTAGCAATAGCTAATATACCAGGGAATTTAGAAAAACATTCTTCCAATGAGTTTGGAGTTGATGTAACACCTTGCACTATTTGTGCATTTGCACATACATATTCGCCTCTGGAACCAAAATTTCCAATTGGTACATTTAAAACATTTGTTCCAAGAGTTACAGTTTTTCCACGTTTTGGCATTAGCAGCTCCCATCTACTACGTTTTCAGCACTAAAATAATACAACATTTTTCCTTTTAATTCGGGTGGTACGGCTATACCACCTTCAACAGCAAGTCTTTCTGCGGTAGTTTTATACATCTTTACAATATGTGCAATCGTGTCGCCAGCCGTATTTGGAATTGCAGTATAGCATCCAATAGGTCGATATTTGAATCCCGAACCAAGACCAGTACTGACCCATCCAGGTGGATAATATGCTGGAGTTCCTAAACCTGCAGTTCGTTCATTTAAATTTATTGCCCACGAATCATTTGGACCTGTGCCAGTTGCCATATTTGTTGGATCAGATTCCCACAATTCCATTGCTGTCCAATAAGTACTACCAGCACCATTGGTAAATTTTAATCCTTCCCACTTATAACGCCACTTAAGACCGTCCCCTCCAATCAATGGTATGGAAGTAAATGGATCTGGTGCATATCGAATCAAACTAGCAAAGAATGATTCTTCACCATCACCCATACAGCATAAAGAATACAATACAAAATTTTCTCTTTCTATTTGTCGTCTTATTTCCAAATTTTCAGGAACATAGGTGTTTCCTTTATACAAGTTTGTCAAGTTTGTTTGAATTACATTATATAAAAAATTATTTACTCCTGTTGGTGCACTAGCTGGGTTTGGATAATTTGGATGAATTTCAGTAGCATCAAATATATTTTTCCACATATCGATATTATCTGAATGTGAAAAATAACCACTATTTCCCATATAATTTATTTGAGAATAAGATTTTGCAAAACCAAATTCTCCAGATCCATATGTGGGTGGAGCATTATCATTTGTTGTGTTATCATCTGAGATCCAGCCCCAGTTCTTCTCACAAATCATTTCCTCGGCACCAGAAGTAACACCATTTATAGCACCACTAGATGCTATTACTTCAATATTATATTTTTCTCCATCATCTTGAAAATGATATGTCAGAGCTTTTGTTGTATAATCTTGTTTTTGTTGATTGGTGGTAAGATATGATGGCACACTATCTAAAAATTTTGGTGTTTTTCTAACATAGAAATAGTTTTTAGATACCCATTGATTTGTCGGATCTGTTCTTAAATTATAGATTTTCTTATAGACATTACCATTGGTTGATGTTTGCGATGGAACGTCTGAATCATAAACACTGTATCTATAATTGTAATTCTTATATTTGTTGAATGTTTGAGTATCATCATCTTTCTTTTCATAAAAATATTTAAAATTGATATAGTCACCAAACTCCGACCAAAACAAATATCTTGGTTCTCGTGTTCCGTTTGATGTTTCTGGTCCTACAGCCAAACTAGAAATATAATTTAAATATTGAAAAGCACTATCTGTGGAGGCATATGTTAGATTATTATTATTTCCCGGACTTAACATTTTTAAACAAAAAAAGTTACTAGGATTTACCGTAGTACTTTCACCTTTATATGATTCACCTGATTCACTTAGATATTGTAATTTAGCAAAAACATTTTGATCAAAATAATCTAAAATATTGTTTAAAGAATCAACTCTATCTTCAAGTTTTCCATTAGATGTTAATAAATCCGATGCTGAAGTTTTTTGAGATAATTTATAAAAACTATTTGTAACATTTATAGATACAAAGTTTTCTTCTGTTTCAGATGCAGCATTATTAACGTAGGTAGTGCTTGTAATAGAAAGTCTTATCATCGTACCATCAGTCATATACATTAAGGCATAATCAATATTATTGTTTTGAATAAACGTGGTTATATCTTGTGTATCACGCACAACTATAGCGCCAACAGGAAATATTTCAAATGCACTTTCTTCTAATTCCAAACGTTGAAACTGGCACTGACTATTTCTGTTTAAAATATTAAACGCATAATCTGAATCTGTAGAACTTGTAAGTACAATTGCACTTAATGGCGAGTCAAATGGATTTGATTGTAAATTTGGAGGCATATCATGTATATTTAATCGTAATTAAACGACTAGTCACTTTGGACAATTCACTTGGATTAAATATATTCACCTTTCTATTTGCATACTGTGCTACTTCTTGGGTTGTCTGTTCTGCGGTTTGAGAGCTCGCAGGAATATAAACATTTGGAACATCTGCTAGCAACATGTTTTTAAATAACAAAGATCCAAACGGACCAGAATCATCAATTGATTCAACTGTATCTAAGTAAGAGTACTTATCAAGTGCGTCAATTGGTGTTTCTGTAGAATTTGTAAATGTTGATGGTGCTTCAAAATCAACATATTGTACCTGAATACCTCCACTTGCAAGAGGAACCCCGTTGCTTGGTGTTGGTTTCATTGTTACTCTTTTTGTATATGAATCTTGATCTTCTACAATGTAGATATCTCCATCTAAAGAAAAATTACCAACATAATTAAAATCAAATGGATTGCCACCAGTTGCTGAATATGGTAATACTAAACTACCAGCACTCATATAATAACCAGTATTCCCTGCCTGGTTTGCAATCTTTGCTGTTTCTTTGTATTTGTTATTTTGAATAAAATCAGTATAGTTATCAATAAACAAGAAAAATGGATTTATTGTTTGATTCGCTAGAAGGATCAACCAAAAAGAATTGGGATCTTCATATAGAGTTGAAGCAGCCTCTACCAATGTGGTTTTGCTATCAAATTCAAATTGTCTTTTGCTAACTAAATCAAAACTAAACTTATAGTAACTAAAATAATCACTAATAGAAAAAGATCCAAGTGTAGTTTCAAAAGTTCGTTTTGGAAGTTTATCAAAGTATTTCATTATCCAGAGTATCCAAAATAATAATCTGAAATTTCAGATTTAGACCAAGTAGCATTTGCATCTGGAACATATGTACCAGTTTCAAATTCAACAAAATTTAGACCAAGCATGACAGCAGAAGAGCGATAGTCTTTAAGATACCGCAATACTGGATCACCATAGTCTGCATGTTTTACGACAATACCACTTAAAACACATGGAAGAGGTTCGCCAAACCAATCCGCAGTTCTATTTGGATTTATATCTCCACCATTCATTACGGAAATATTCCATAGTCTTTGTGGATAAGATCTTTCGGGCAAACCTGTAGCAACTACTGGATAAGATCCTTTTCTAAACGTTCCAACTATATCAGAAACAACATTTGACTCATCTGGTGATTTTGGAACAAACAAATATTCAAAGTAATAACTTTTTCTAGCCTCTGAAACCATGGTAAGTTCGGTAATATTACTAAACCGTCTATAGGTATCAGTTGCATATTGCCTTTCAGCAAAGAATGCTACTGGCTGCATTACTCTTGAATACAAAGTTCCAAAGTTATCCAAACCACCACTATTGGCTGCTCCTGCCATAGAAATTACGGGTCCAACAGGATTTTGACCTTCACCAAACTGGTGAATGACGCTATAACCCGGTTCTTTTGGCATAGGAAGTATTATGGTAGAATCGGATCTAGTTACGATAGAATCTCTGGTTCTTTCAAAATTCTTCAAAGAATAGGTTGCAACATCAAATCTGAGTTGCAAAGGAACTTCAGCACCAGAAGCGCTACCTGCAATTGGGTATATATATGTTGATGCCATACTACAATATTTAGCAATATCATAAATATTTAAAATGGCGTATAGAACACAGTTTTTTCCAAAAAACAAAGAGAAATACATAGGCGATTGTGAAAAGATCGTCTGCAGATCTCTATGGGAAAGAACTGTTTGCAAATTTTGCGACGACCACCCAAATATAATAAAATGGTCATCTGAAGAAATTGCAATTCCTTATGTACATCCAATAGAGAATAAGATTAAAAACTATTATCCAGATTTTTTAATAGAGATAAAGCAAAACAATAGTAAAAAAATTTGGATGGTAGAAGTCAAACCCAAAAAACAAACCTTTTTAAAGGAAAATGCCACCAAAAATGAAAAGTATATATGGGCAGTAAATACTGCAAAGTGGAAGGCAGCAGAAACTTATTGTAAAAAACACAATATAGAATTTAAAATTTTAACAGAAAAAGAGTTATATAACAAATGTCATCCTCACCCATAAACACCAATAATATTGACAATCTAAAGAATTATTTGAATGCCAGTGGCGGGCTTCAAAGAGCCAATAGATATGCTGTAAAAATTTATAGACCCGAATTAGATGATCTTCCTAATGGTCAAGTATCATCATCATATATAACTGTCTATCCATCTGAAATTTCTTTTGGTGCACGTGCAACGAATTACATATATGATGGATTACAAGGCTACAATTATGGTAGAGCTGTTCCCAATTCTACAAAATTTGTTGGTGGAATTGTAATGACTTTTTATGTTACTGGCGATCTATTTGTTTTAAATTATTTCAATGACTGGTTTGATGCCATGTACAATAGAAATAATAATACTTTTTTTGTTCCTTGGTATACTGAAACTGTACAACCTGCAAATCTTCAACTTACATATTTGGATTTAAATGGAAACCAGTCGGTTTCAACAAGTAACCAATCTCTATGGACATTTCAAGAAGTGTATCCAGTAGAGGCAATGCCTATTCAATTGTCTGCCAAAGCAGATTCTCCCTTACTTTATCAAGTTGTATTAAATTACAGATCTATTACTAGATCTTCTATACTATAAATTTTTGGAATTATTATGGATATTTTAAATTTATTTAAAGACTCGCAACCAAAGTTTGAAACCACACTTCCTTTTAGTAAAAAGAAAGTTTTATTTACTGCATTTAAAGTAAAAGATGCCAAAAAAATATCTTTGATACTTAATGAAGATAATAAAAAATTGTCATTATTGGCGTTATATGAATGCATAAAAGACAACTGTGATTTAAAAAATGTACAAGATTTGTGTCTTGCTGATGCAGAATACTTATTTCTACAAATCAGATCTAAAAGTGTTGATGAATTGATTAATGTGATTGTGAATCAAGAAAAAACTCAAATTGGTATATCTAATATTGAAAATAAAAATACAATTCAATCATTGAATATACCAGTAGGCGAATCCATTACAATTACTTTGGCAACTCCTTCTTTAAGTGATTTGCTAAAACAAGATTCATTTTCGGATGAAATATATTCTAAATCATGCATTAAGAGTATAATAATTTCTGGTCAAGTTTTTTACTTAGATAAATTTGTAAATGAAAAGTGCAAAGAGATCATCGATAATCTCCCTTTGTTTACTATGAAACAAATTAATGAATTTGTAAAAAACGAACCAAGATTATGGTTCAAGGTACAAAAAGAAAATAGTGAGAGTGAGGTATCTGGTTTCCTAAGTTTTTTTATCTAGCAGCGAGTTACTTTGATGTGGTTGACTACTATCAAACTAACTTCTCTTT